AATATTAGAACGGATGGCCGCTTAAAGTCCCTAGGAACTTCTACTATATATTGTCCCCATTACCCCAATTCATATAACTTATAGAGCGAGCTCTCATCTGGGGTACATAGCCTTATTTACAAAAATGCCACCGCCAAAACGTTTTAAAATAAGTGCCAAGAATTATTTCTTGACATATCCCCAGTGCTCCCTAACCAAAGAGGAGACACTTTCCCAATTAGAGAGCTTAACAACACCAGTTAAAAAGAAGTTCATCAAGATTTGCAGAGAACTTCACGAAGATGGGCAGCCACATCTCCACGTGCTTATCCAGTTCGAAGGGAAATTCCAATGCACGAATCAGAGATTCTTCGATCTGGTGTCCCCTTCCCGGTCAGTACATTTCCATCCGAACATTCAGGGAGCTAAATCATCGTCCGACGTCAAGTCCTACATTAGCAAGGACGGGGACACAATCGAGTGGGGAAGTTTCCAGGTCGACGGAAGAAGTGCTAGAGGAGGTCAGCAGACAGCTAACGACGCTGCCGCAGAAGCCCTAAACGCAGCTTCAAAGGAAGCTGCCATGCAAATTGTCCGAGAGAAGTTGCCGGAAAAGTTCCTATTCCAGTTTCACAATCTAAATAGTAATTTAGATAGGATCTTTGCAAAGGCTCCGGAACCATGGGTCCCTCCGTTTCCCCTCTCCTCATTCACTAACGTGCCAGACGAGATGCAAGAGTGGGCAGATGATTATTTTGGGAGAGGTGCCGCTGCGCGGCCATTGAGGCCTATCAGTTTGATTGTTGAAGGTGACTCTAGGACAGGGAAGACGATGTGGGCTCGGTCATTAGGCCCACATAATTATCTCAGTGGTCACCTGGACCTCAATTCAAGGGTGTACTCCAATGAGGCTGAATATAACGTCATTGACGACGTCACTCCCAACTATCTAAAGTTAAAGCACTGGAAAGAGCTCATTGGAGCCCAAAAAGACTGGCAGTCAAATTGCAAGTACGGAAAGCCAGTTCAAATTAAAGGAGGGATCCCAACAATCGTGCTTTGCAATCCAGGAGAGGGGGCCAGCTATAAAGACTTCCTCGACAAAGAGGAAAACGCATATCTGCGAAGCTGGACAATCCACAATGCTAAATTCATCTTCCTCCACGCCCCCCTCTATCAAAGCACGACACAGGATCGCCAAGAAGAGAGCAATTCGCCGTAAACGAATTGACTTGAACTGCGGCTGTTCAATCTTCCTCCACTTAAACTGCGTAGGGCATGGATTCACGCACCGGGGAGAGCATCACGCGACGTCAGGCGGAGAATGGCGTCTATATCTGGGAGGTTCCAAATCCCCTCTATTTCAAGATATACAGGCTAGAGGAACCGCTGTTCGCAAGGACCAGAATATACCACGTCCAGATCCGGTTCAACCACAACCTCAGGAGAGCACTGGGTCTCCACAAAGCCTACTTGAACTTCCAAGTCTGGACGACATCTCTGAGAGCTTCTGGGACGACATATTTAGCTAGGTTTAAGAGACTAGTCATGATGTATTTAGATCAATTAGGTGTAATTTGTCTTAATAATGTCATCAGAGCTGTTCGATTCGCAACAGACAGGCCATATGTCAGTTATGTACTCGAAAATCATTCAATAAACTTCAAATTTTATTAATTCGTTATCGAATCGTAGAAATAGATTCGAATCTTAAGCGTTGCATACACAGGGTTAGAGGCATGCGTACATGCCATATACAGTAGTAGAGCGTTCTCCGTATGATTCTCGTACTTGCCAGCCTCCTGGTGATTGTAGACCACATGATTGTTGACCTTCCAGAACCTCTTGACCAGAGCCTGTTCATTGCTGGCATACTGACCACCCGTGACCTTGGCATAAAACTTGTGCATAACCTGGTAACGATCGCGTAGATCGTTCTTCACGGTCGCAGTGCTGGGCTCGTTGTCGAACATGTTGAACACCTGGCCAAAGTCCATCGGAGTGCCATACGGTCTACGGTCTCTGACCAACCAAAACATCACACTATTCGTGTGATTCTTGAGCTTGATGTTCTCGTCCATCCATATCTTCCCTAAAATATACACAGACTTAACACAGAAACGCTTACCGACACGGTGGGTAATACCGTTACCACGAGTCACATCAGATATGCACATGACCTTCCCGACATGTGAGATGTCATGACGCTGCTCGTAGGACTGGACCTTGCACGGCCCCTCACACCCTTTAGGAACATCGGGTGATCTATAAGCCCGATATATCCTGGGCTTCCTGTACATGGGCCTGTTCACCCATTCATTGGCCTTATTGTATTTTGGGCCGTAACCTCCACGAGGGGAGAAGTTAGAAGAACGACTGACCTTTGAGGTTCCCAAAGTCGAGCGCCATGGAAGGTCACGCTTGGGCATATTGAATAAAAGCCTGTCGAGCCCAAATAATCAAGGCCCAAATATATACAGGCTAGACAACTTAGCGCCGAAGTATTTCAAATTAAATAGACTCGACAGGCGCAATATGATTGGTCAGATAAAGGTTATTTTCCTTTAATTCGAATTAAAGGAAAATCGCGCGAGGAGCAGAGCGCGAGCAGGGGACATTCGCGCGGACACCAGAGCGCCACGTAGGGGGGGGAAGAATCGCGCGGACACCAGAGCGCCACGTAGGGGGGGGAAAAATCGCGCGGCCATCCGGT